TTAATATTAGTATAATATAATATATAATATATGGTATAGTATAGTATGCTTAAGTAGAGAGATAAGTTTGAGTATAGATAACTTAGATAAACATATTTCCGCAGAAATTATTTTAAATAAACCCATAGTATCTTAATTATCTCGTATGTCTTAAGTAAGATACTTTATATTATAAAATAATCTTACTAAACCCATGTGAGATTAAATATCTTTTAAGTATATAAAAGATATAATATTATTATATAACATAATAACACCACAGTCTACCTTGCCAAGTGGCGGGTTGTAAAAAAAAAGGTAAAAAAAAAGTAATAAACAATAGTAACTTATTATCGTTACCATTGTCTATTACCAAAGGGATCTACCCAAGGAATTATTCCTCGGATAGATTAGCACCTGTTCCATCAGATGGTGCCATAGCAAGTCTATTCACGTTAGATCTACTAAGACCTAATCCCATTCTATCACTCAATATAGTCTCAGCATAGACTCTTGCAGTGGTATGAAGACCTCTTTTCTCAAGCTCTTCCAAAGTATCTTCTATGTCATAAGAGTCTTGTTTGTCTAATACATAGGTACCGTACATTGACACATTAACATTGTATCTTGTACCTTTAGTTCCAAATGGATCTTTCCAATTACACCAATACTGAGGTGTTACACCGTCTGAATCATATTTGATACCATACTCTTGATTAGATGGATCATTTATAAATTCCTTTATCTCGGATTCTGGCCCAGTAAGATTATACTTAAAGAATTTCTTACCATAGTTTTTATGACCTTGTTGTTGGTTCTGACCTCGACCCACGTAAGTTGCAACAATCTTAGTAGTTCTAGCCAAGTTGGTTTTTACAGTTTCCTCTGTTTTCTTTGAATTGCTCATAAGTTAATTATTAAAGTTATTTTTATCAAGTTCAGGGTTGTAAGAAAAAAGGTTCCTTATAGGAACAAAAAAAAGATAATGGGAAGGGACCCATTATCTTAACCAAGCAGGTTTATCAGACTGTATAGGAGTTGTAGCCTGTGGAGACTCCTTTACAGTGTTAGAAACCGGTTTGCTTACAAACTGTTTGGTTATAGGGGTATATGCACTGACTTTCACAAAGTTGAAGTCTATATACCCCTTGTCATTGGTAAATCTGCCGAGTTCTATCTTATAGAATTCGTTCAGAGTTATACCAAAGACTTCGATATAGTTAATGGGTTTGGAGGTAACGATCTTCCCAGTAACTGTATCAATAAGAAAAGCACATTTATTGTTTTTCTTGGATTGGATAATTTTAACATCCAATGTTATAAATTTATCATATATTTTCATAGTACTAATTTTGTACTATGTAGAGGGTTGTTACAGAAAAAAAACAAAGATTTGACCCTAGGAAAAGATTTGTTTTTTTTTGTTGGCACAAGACCCCTGCTAGGATTTGAAGGGGGGTAGGCACCGAAGGATGAGGGGCCGGGGGGTCTGTGACAGGGGGGCCACAACATTCTCTTATATACTATGGTACCAGTCCCAAAAATTTTGTATATTATTATATGAGAATATATGTGATTAAATCAGGTCAAGAATATGAGTTGAGTATCCCAGCCCCGGACCCAGATACTGAGCAAGTCATGTATTTATTAGAGAGATTGATTAATATGTTAGAGCTTCCTAAGAATGAGGTGGATGAATACATACTAGCTTGGGCAGAAGAAATACAAAATAAAGTTTAACTTAGTATTATGAAAAAGATAGACATGGGGGAGTATGTACTCCTTATAGGTAAGAATGCTACCGAGATCTTTGATTACTATGATGTAGAAGAGATGCATGGTCTCAACCGTAATGATGCTCAGGCAGAAGAAGTAGATAAGACTGTTGGTAACGGAGTTTATATTTATGGGTGGACTAACTATGATCCGGCTGATAAGAAACTTACTGCAAAGGCACCCAACAAACCTTTCTTGTTTTTGAACATGGGTACTTTTACCAAGTATTCCCCTACAGAAAAAGCAACAGCTGTTATGCATGAGACTATGCATATGAGTTTGTTACTAAATAAGTGGAACATCAAGGACAAGGAAGAAGAGGCAATTAGTTATGCTGAAGAACAAGCTAACAAGATAATTGATAAGTTAGGGTTTAATACCAAAGAACAACCTAAGAAAGGGTTCTTTAAGAAATGAAAATATACTTTGATCATATAGAGGGCTTTGGTAAAGTCAGTGATTTAGAGGTTATAGTGAACAAAGCTTATGGTATCCTTGAACCACATGAATCTCCTACAGAAGCAATAAAATCTGGGTGGATACCGTGGGAAGGTAAATGGTATAATGAACGTAGTACTAGATTAGATCTAAGTATTTATCAACCTAGTAAGACTACAAAGAAATTATCCAAAAAGGTTAATGTAGTCATAGGAGATATAGTAGGACATCAAGAAGCATATGAAGAGCTCCATGAGCAATACTGTAAGTACCATGGATTTAAGAGAGATATTAAACTAGAGTCTTTCAAAGACTGTCAGATTATAGAATATCATACTGATAAACTTGTAGGTATAAGTATATATAGAGTGTTTGAGAAACAGTTTGTGGCTTATCAGTTTATATGGAATTATGAAGACCCTAAATTATCTCTAGGTACCGTAGCTCAGTACTATGAATGTGAGACTGCCAAGATCCTGGGTTGTGAGTATGTGTATCTCTTAGGTGGATATGAAAAGTGCTGTGAGTATAAATCTAACTACACAGGATTTGAATTCTGGACTGGTCAAGAATGGTCTACTGATGTAGGGTTATACAAGCAGCTAGTTGAAAGAGATGAGAAAATTAAAATTATAGGATATGATATATGAACCAACAAATAGGATAGAAGTCAATACACCAAAAGGACCGGGGTTTATTTGGTTAGTAACAGACTACGGGCATGAAACAGATACTATATACACTGTGATCATTAGTGAGACAGGGGAGTTTTGGCAGTTTACTCACAAAGAAATAAGAGCTAAAAGTAATATTACCTTTGGTAGAGATTTAAGAAAAAGGATAGATAGTACAATTGGAAAATAATTACTATATTTACGAAGTTCATATTTAAGGTTAATTGATTAATAGCTAAAGACCCTGGAAAAATTTTCTAGGGTTTTTAGTTTAAACCAGAAAAGTTTATATATTTGTCCACCAACAAATGTGTAATGTTTAATCCAATCGTTTACTGAGATGACACCACAACAAAAAAAGTTGTGGGAAAAGATTACCAAAGAGGTTAGAGATCTTGGTGGAAGTAACTTACGTGCACGGGAGCTCTATGATGAATTAAGTAAATTATTAACTATGTCAGATAAAGTATTATTATCAATCACTGAAAAAGAAGAAGGATTGGAAGTAAAAGTAGGAGAACAAGCTTATGGTAATCTTGCTATAGTAGGTTTATTAGAGAAGATTAAGTTTAATATTTTGGAAGATCTTCCAGATGAACAACAGGATAAACCTCCTGTAGAAAGTAAGCCAAAGCAAAAGTATGATGCGTAAATTTTAATATCTATAATATGAGTGAAGAATACCCAGTACCAAGTGTACCAGAAAATGATTCAGAAATGAATAACACTAAAGCTCTTACTTTTGGAGAGAGATTAGTAGGTTTAGACTTTAATCCATCAGGAGATCCGGATGTAATTAGAGTAAAAAAATTAGCTGCAGAAATGGCAGAAATATTAAAGGATAACTATGAGAAAGAAAGACACCCTTTAAAAAGTTTGTTATTTGACCATGCAATAGGAGAAATCCTAAATGCTCAAATGGCCGTAGTAAAAGTAATTACTTTAAAAAATACATAATGAAACCATTTAAAAAACTAAGAGGAAGAGCAATTTTGCTAGATGTTCCAAAAAGAAAAGATTCTGGGATCCAGTTAAGTGCAAAGGATGAAGACATGATTATGGCAGAAGCTATAAAGATGTGGAATAAACTTACAGTATATGCAGTAGGGGACAAGGTGGAAGAAATATCTGAGGGAGACCAAGTATACATTCGTACAGCTTCTCTAAACATGGAAGTTGTAGAAAGAATTGATATTGATGGAGAAGTTAAACTTGTCCTTAATGAAGGTGATGTAGTTATTATTTGGTAATGGCTGAGGATAAAAAAGATGGTTGTTGCCCAACAGCAATAGAGATGGGTGCAGCATTAACTCCTATAGATCTTTCTAAAAGAGTGGTTATACTGGATGAAGGACCAAGACCTGAATACTATGGTGGTAAGGATAATACTTATGAAGTATTCAGTGTTTTAGAAGCTTGGGAATTAGATCAGGATTTCTATTTAGGCAACGTAGTCAAGTACTTAGCTAGAGCAGGTAAGAAAAATATTTCTACAAAAAAAGAGGATTTACAAAAAGCTTTAGTATATTTACAGAGAAGAATTGACAGTTTATGATACTCAAAGGTATACTTTTTACTATAGGACTTATTGCTATTGCTATTTTGTTTTTAGTACAAAATGCATTTAGTAAACCTATATATAATAAAATGTCTAATATGTGGCAAGAAGATTCTGAAGGAAGACAGATTGCACATGCTGTAATTATTGCTATGGTAGTTATAGGATTTCTTTTAGGCTTATTGGTAGGTTAATTCTGCTGCCCTCTCAATATAAGATCCTCGGAATTTTTCCGGGGATTTTTTTTATTCAATAATTTTTTGTATATTATAGTATATTATAATTAAAATAAAATCTTATGGCAACTTATCCAGAGTATGAAAATGTAGATAATGCTAGATCTACGATGCCTGAGTACAAGTCTAAACTTACTCAGATGTACCAGTACCTTAACAGGTCGGTAAATAAGTTTTTCTTTGATTGGGGTACTAAAATTTCAACACAGAGAGTATATGCAAACAATGCTGCAGCAATAGCAGCAGGTTTGAAACCTGGTGATTGGTATGTATCTGTTTCAGGAACAGACAAAGTTGTTAAAATTGTTCAATAATTAAAATTTATCAGTCATGGCAGAAGCATTAGTACCGGCAACTGTAGATACCATTTCTCCAAAAGTATATGGGATATCTTCAATAAATACATCCGGTGAAGAAAAAGCAGCAGAACTTACTGACTTGTTCAGATCAATTTTAGATTATGGAGTTTATGCTTCTATAGAAGAAGCATATGCAAATGGTGTTCCAGCAGGAGCATTAGTAGTAATTGATGATCCAGCAACTCCTGAAGTTGAATTTAATATTCAGGTAGTAACAGAAGTTTACAGATAAGAATAATCTTAAATAAACTATTATGTCAAATAGTATAGGAGACTTAAGAAATAGTGGGTTACAGGGGAATAACTTCCCCTGGCAACTCAAAATGCTAAAAGGGTTACAAGCTCTTATAGATAGTGGTTGTTGTGATGAAATACTTGCTTTGTTAGCACCTCAAGCAAGAAAAGCAATTGTTGACAGAGTAACTGGATCATGGACTAATAATGACGATACTTATAGTTTTTCAGTAGCTAATGTAGGTAGTGCAAATGGTATAGTAAATGGAGCAACTATTAAACCAGGAGAAATAGTAAACTTTGATGCTGGTGTACTAAACAACTATTTTAAAGCTAACAGTATAGTAGTAAATGGTACTGGTACAGAGTTATTAGTTAGTTGGATAGTTTTAGGATAATGAGTACTATTATTACATCTAATGGGTTAAGTAATTTTAATTTACTTAACAATCAACCTATGCTTGCAGATGCATTTGGTAGATTACGAGTATCTACACCCTTAACTTTATTTGATTCATCTCATAGATATAAAGATAATGGTCTATGGAATACATCTACAGCTAGTGGAGGAACAGCAGTATTTAGTGCTAATGAAGGTTTAGTAAACTTAAATGTAAATACTACAGCTGGATCTGAAGTATTAAGAGAGACCACTAAAGTATTTTCATATCAACCTGGTAAGTCATTACTAGTATTAAATACATTTGTAATGGCACCCGGACAAAGTAACTTAAGACAAAGAGTAGGTTATTTTGGTGTAGACAATGGAATATATTTACAACTTATTGATAATACATTAAGCTTTGTAGAAAGAAGCTTAGTAACAGGTTTTCCTACGGAAAATTCCTTTGATCAAGAAAATTGGAATGTAGATCCATTAGATGGTTTTGGACCATCAGGAATAACATTAGACATAACCAAAGCTCAAATCATGTTTATGGATATTGAGTGGTTGGGAGAAGGAACCGTAAGAATAGGTTTTGTTATAGATGGCAATTTTATACTTTGCCATAGATTTAATCATGCTAATTATATTACATCCACATATATTACAACAGCATCTCTTCCTTTAAGATATGAGATAACTAACTTAGGTGTTACAGATAATCCAAGCACATTAAAACAAGTTTGTTCTAGTGTTATATCTGAAGGAGGTTATGAACTTAGAGGAGCACAATTAGCAATAGGTACACCTATTACTACTCCTACAAGTTTAGCTACAGCAGGTACTTTTTACCCTATTGTAAGCATTAAACTTAGATCAGGATATTTGGATGCCGTAGTTATCCTTACTGCAGTATCCATAATGGGTGTAGCAACAGGTATATATAATTGGAAACTAGTAGCTGGTGGTGCTACATCTGGAGGATTATTTGTTCCGGCAGCAGCAGATTCTGCTGTAGAATATAATATTACAGGGACAAGTTTTACAGGAGGTAGAACATTAGCATCTGGATTTCTTACATCAAGTACACAAGCTTCAGTAAGTTTAGATATATTAAAAGAGGCCCTGTTTAGTTTTCAGCTAGAAAGAAATAGTTTTACTAATAATGCTTCTGAACTTACATTAATAGTAAGTGCAAGTACTAATACAGAACTTGTATATGCATCAATGGATTGGGAGGAAGTAAGTAGATAAAAAATTAAAAAATGAGTACACAGATATTTATAAACCCAGCAGGATGTAAAGTAGAATACACTAAGATAGCTGCCCACTCCTTTTCATTTGTTCCTGTACCAGAAGCAGCAGGTGGTCTACTTTATGGAGCATACAATGGTGTAGATGCAGATTTAAATAATGCATATGCAACATGGTCAAGAGATATATTTAATTATGAAAATAGCACACTTGCACCTATAGTAAAATATACTGATAAATCTGTAGGTATTCCATTACCAATTAACCTTGTTGCAGATGATGTAGTTACTTTATCCGGAACAGCATTTTTTAATAATGCTGATACTTATATACAGTCAGGTTATAGTTTAAGTTTAGTATTAGGAGTTTATTATTTTGATTGTGATGATCAATCAGACTTTATAAAATCTTTTACATTTATTCCAGTTGAATCATTTCCATTTGTAAAGGGTACAGTTTGTTTTGAAACAAGTGTAACTTTAAATTCTAATTATGATCTTCATAAAACTAGATTTCTTGTAGGATTTAATATAGTTGCTGAATGTACAGCTGAGGAGTGTCCACCATTTATATTACCTGTTCCAAATCTTGCTACTCTTTCATATACATTTGATATTCAAAGACCTTGTGCTGATATAGCTACTGGGGGTAACTTTATTATTAAAAACTGTTGTGAGCCAATCATTACTGAGTTAGTATTTAGTCCAGGATTAGTAGTTGGAAATTTCTACTCTGATGATGAAGGCAACTGCTGGGAAGTAATAGAAGAATCTACAGATGTAACAAACTTTACAAGAACATTTGTAAATAATTATGTTTCTTGTCAAGAGTGTATAGATAATAATCCATGTCCACAAAATCTTGTAATTGTATCTTGTTGTGTAGAAGGACAAGAGTTTGTTACAGGATCTTTACCAGGATTAAATGTAGGAGATACATTTGTAGATAATAATGGATTATGTTGGAATGTTTTTGGTGAAACAAGTGGACCTATATCTGAAGAATCAATTACTGTAGATACAATAATACTAGGTGATTGTGACACTTGTACTACAGCAAATCCATGTCCAGATATTTGGTATATAGAATCTTGTTGTGCAGAGATTAGAGAAGCCATCTCTACTACAGTAGCTTTAAATGTAGGGGATGCTTTTGTAGATACAAATAGTATATGTTGGTCAGTTATAGGGCCAGCACAACAATTACCTACAAATTATGATATAACAGTAGATGTTGTATATTCTGGTGGTACTGATAACTGTGCAGACTGTATAGCTGTTTACCCATGTCCTACAGAATATTTTCTTACTATAAGATCTTGTTGTGATCCTGATAGAATAGAAGTAACATCTGTACCGGCTGCTAATATGTCTTTTTCAGAAGGTACTATTTTCTCTGATACATACGGAACTTGTTGGGAAGTAATGTCTTATAGTACTGGAGGAGTAGTAACTTATCCTATTAATTTTGAAAGCCAGATAGGTATATTTAATAGTTGTAAAATATGTAGAATAAATACGCAAATCTGTATGATATTACAAGTAAGAGATTGTAATACGGGAGTTATTTATTCAGCATACTCTTCTACTAATTTTACTGTTGGTACATATGTTAGCGGTAATTATATAAGTACAGAACAACAGGCATGCTTTGAAATACTAGGTTATGGATATCCTACGGTAGATATTTTAGATGTCTACTTAAATAAATTTGGAGTTGCATTTAGCACATGCCCAGATTGTTTATTAGCATTGCAAGGAACGAAGGTAGTAGAATTAGAACCTTGCTGTGGAGGACCAAATATTATTGTAGATACTATAGAGCCATTTACACTAGGTGCTAATAATATATATTCATTACAACTAGATTTTAGTACAAATGGTTGTTATGTATTAGTTGGATTCAGTTTAGGATCTCCTACAGCAACAGTAAATACAATATATGGTTCTTATACAGGAACAGATTGTACAGATTGTCTTTTATCATACCCATGTGAATAGTTATGAAAATAGTACTTACAAAATTAGTAATGTCAGCAGGTTATAGAGATGTAGATCACTTTCTCAATAGTGCATTCCATCCTCATTTGGCAGGAACCTGTACAGGAGTAAGTGCTATTCTTGCAAGTATAGCTTATTACTTTAATGAGATATTTGGTATTGTTCTTCCTGTAGGTATAGGTATCATATTACTCTTCGGTCTTGAATTCTATACAGGTCTTAAAGCATCTAAAAAAGAAGGTAAAAAGTTTGATTCAGAACTTTTTGGTAAAGGTTGGTTTAAGCTTTTTGTATACATGCTGATGATAGGGATATCCCATGCTATGGCAGAAAATATACAAGTTAAACCTATATTTGGATTTAACTTCAATGTATATGAATGGTTACATTATGCATTTTATAACTATGTAATTATTAACTTGTTCTGGTCTAACTTAGAGAACTTCAAAAGGTTAGGTTGGACAGAGTACTTACCTATATTAAAATATTTAGCTAAGTTTGTAAAAGATGAACCAATAAAACCAACTAATGATGAAAAAGAAAACTCTTAGAGAAAGATGGAGAGCTAAAACTCCTAAGTTTTGGAAAAGAGTCCAGAGATGGGCAATTATTACTGGAGCTGTTGCAGGTATTGTAATAGCAGCACCGGTAACATTACCAGTAGCAGTAGTAACAACTGCAACATATTTAGCAACTGTAAGTGCAACCATTGCAACAACTGCACAGTTTACAGTAGATGATAAAAGAGAAAGTATTATAAATCCTTAAATAAATAAAGATGGCCAAAAAATCAGTAAAAGTAAAAGACGTAGAAGTAGAAGTAAAAACTAAAAAAGTCAGAGTTAAAGCAGTTAAGAAAGACAAAAAAGTTGACGTAGTAGTTGATACTCCTAATGTAGATGTTGAAGTTCACAAAGATGAAGTAAAAAAAGAGTTTATCTTAGATAGTAAGAACTTAGATGTCAATGTTTCTAAAACAGAAGAAGGAACTAAAGTAGTTGTAGAATCTGAAAACAAACTATTTAAAAAAGCCGGAGAGTGGCTTTCTAAATTTTGGGTTAAAAAATTCAACAAGTAATGGCTGAACTAGATCTTAAAAAGATAAAACAAGTACCTCTTTCGGAAGGACAGTATGTAAATGAGGATACTAAAAAAGTACAGATTGTACTACATCATACAGCAGGAAATTCTTCTGCTCCTGGTACAATTAAAATGTGGAATGCTGATGACAGAGGTCGTATTGCCACATGTGTAGTTATATCTGGTAGAGGTCTTTCTAAAGATACATTTGATGGTGAAATCTGTCAAGCATTTTCATCTAAGAAATGGGCATATCATTTAGGAGTTAAGTCTGATGTATTTAGAGCTCAAGGATTACCATATAGATTATTAGATCCACTTGCAATAGGAATTGAGATATGCAACTGGGGACCATTAACTCAAAAAGCAGATGGTAAGTATTACAACTATGTAGATAGAGTAGTACCCAATGATCAAGTATGTGAACTTGCAGTTCCCTACAAAGGTCATAAATACTATCATGCTTATACAGATGCTCAGATAGAATCTGTAAGACAATTGCTTGTATATTGGGGAAAAATACATGGTATTCCACTTACGTATAATGAGAAGGAAATGTGGAATGTTTCCTATGAAGCTCTTAAAGCAGAACCAGGAGTGTATACACATAACTCTTATAGAAAAGATAAGACAGATGTATCTCCTCAACCTAAGTTAATAGCAATGCTTAAAACATTATAAAATGAAGTTTAGAAATAGCTGGAAGAGTCATAAACCAAGTTGGAAGACAGTAACATTTAGATGTAGACTATCTTTAGTAGATCTGTTTTCTATTGAAGTAGACCCACCTAGAAATTTCTATGCTTTGACAATTTTAAACTTTACAATTAAAAATAGATAACTATGAAAGCTACAACTAAAAAAACATCAGTAAAACCTGTTGCTAAAATGAAATCAGGTGGTGCTAAAAAAACTACTTCTAAAAAAATGTCTTTAGGAGGGGCACCGAATTTAATCACTTTTGATGGAGGTAAAAAAAGAAGAAAAGAGGGAAAATGGAAAGGTGATAAATCATGTAAAAACTGTCCAAATCATGGGTAATAAATAATAACACTTTACAGTAGTTATCAGATCTAAGATAGACATATATAGATTAATGAAGTCCAGGTGTATTTAATACCTGGATTTTTTTGTTTAAACCTATTCAGTTTAAACTTTTTTAATATATTTGTCTAAACATTAATAAGAATATTATGGAAAACCAACAACAAATGGAAGAATTGTCACCAGAACAATTAGAAGCAAGAAGAGATGAAATGAGAGAATTTTATGAAAAGTCTCTTCCTTATCTTGAATCACAAGCAAAGTATGAAAAATTGTTAACTGAAGTAGAGGAAGCAAGATATAAGAGAGCTACTATGCAACTTCAGTATGCAACAATGATGGCAGCAACTCAACAACCTCAAGAAAATGAAGAGGATGATGAACCAGTAAGAAATCAAAAAGTTCCAGCACAAGCACCTGCTGGTAATAAGAAGTTAAGAAAAGGATAATGGCACTTGTTAATCAAGTACAAAAAAGGGTTAAGATGCCCAAATGGGATGTTGTAAAACTTCAGATTCTTACTCATTGTTATATTAACCGTATAACAATGAGTGAGTCTGATCTCGACTGTCTTACATTATTAAGTTTTAATCAACCTATAGAACTTAGTAACTTTTGTCTTGATGCATCTTCAGAAGAAGATTGGATATTTAAATCTCCGCAGACTGTAAGAAATTGTATTAATAAAGCTGAGAAAAATGGACTTATAATAAAAGATCCTTCTAATAAAAAAATTATTATGTTGAATCCTGATTTAAAAGTTCAAACAAATGGTACAATATTATTAGACTATAAATTTTTAGGATATGAATCCGAAGAAAGCAAATAGTTTGTATAAAGAAATAGTTGAAGAGTTTGATGTCTCTGAAGATTTAGTAGAAAACTTAATTGAAGACTACTATAAAACATTAAGAAAAAAAATGAGCAGTTTAAGTGACTTAAGAATAAATGTAGATGGTCTAGGTCATTTTGTAATTAAAATTCAAAAAGTTAAAAAAGCAATTCCTCATTATCAAAAAGTTCTACAAAATCATGATACCTCTACTTTCGGTGCTTATCATAATAAAAAGAGTGTAGAAGAAAAACTAGAACTTTTATCTGCAATAGATGAAAAAGCAGAAAAAGAATTAACTAAAAAACAAAACTTTAAAGATGAAAAATACTCTCAAATTAATTTGGCAAAACCGGAAACAGATTCTGGAGGGGATAACTAATACTATTATCCGTGATGAAACTGTAGAAGAAATTGCTAGACTTAGATATTCTATATGTGATGAATGTGAACACAAGGGTAAAAAGTGTGCAGTAAAAGGTACAGCTCCATGTTGTAATGAATGTGGATGTTCTCTTAATTTTAAAACTAGATCTTTATCATCAGAATGTCCAGTAGGTAAATGGGAAGCTATTGCTACTGTAGAAGAGGAAGATGAATTAGAAAATCTTAAAGACTAAGCAATGATAGTATTTAATGCAGCGGATCATAGTTACAAAAGTATAGATGATGAAAACATAAATTGGATAAGTGTAACTACACTTGTATCCCATTTTAAAAAACCTTTTGATGCCAAAAAGATTGCTGAGAAAGTAAGTAAAAAAAAGACATCTAAATGGTACGGTATTGAACCATCTATTATTCAACAGATTTGGAATGGTGAAGCTGACAGATCTACTACATTAGGGACATGGTATCATAATCAAAGAGAGTCTGATTTATGTTCTTTAGCTTCAATAGAAAGAGAAGGAGTTACTGTACCAGTATTTAAACCAACTGAAGTTAAAGAAGGTGTTAAAGTGGCTCCTTCACAAAAATTAGAACCAGGAGTTTATCCTGAACATATGGTTTATCTTAGATCTGTTGGTATATGTGGTCAATCTGATTTAGTAGAAGTGGTCAATGGTAAAGTAAATATCATTGACTACAAAACTAACAAAGAGATTAAGAAAGAGTCATTTGTAAATTTTGAAGGTAAATCTGAAAAGATGAATCCTCCGGTAGATAGTTTAGATGATTGTAACTTTTATCATTATGCATTGCAGTTGAGTATTTATATGTATATTATACTAAAGCATAATCCTAAACTTAAACCAGGTAGAATATTTTTACATCATATAACATTTGAAATTGAAAATGAAGACGATTGGGGATATCCAGTAACTAAACTAGATGAAAACAAAGAACCAATTGTAAAAGAAGTCATACCAATTTCAGTACCTTACTTAGTTGATGAAGTTATAGCAATTATGCATTATCTTCATGATAACAAAGACAAAATAAAAAAGAAATGATTTTAACTAAACTATTTGATGTTCAAAATGGAGTAGTAATTCCAACAGAACATTGTTATACATTAAAGGCACTTAAAGATGTCATGGATGAATACCCTGATGACTACCTTAAAATATACATGTATCTTTTTTATATGTGTTGTCCTAATCCCGATCTTAATCCTTTTTTCTTTACTCCGGATGTGGATAAGGAACATATGATATTAGAACAAATTGACGGGGACTTTTCTACCGAAGATGAAACAATCTTTACAGCACTTAGGTTTTGTGAAAGGATGTATGAAACACCTACCTCTAGAGCATACAAAGGAATATCTTCTATGCTAGATAGATTAGCTAGATATATGGAAACAACAACCATAACTGCAGGTAGAGATGGAAACATCAACTCTCTTATTGCTGCTGCTAAAAATTATGAAGCAATCAGAGCATCTTTTAAAGGTGCTTATAAAGATCTTCAAGAAGAACAATCAAGTAGAGTTAGAGGTGGACAAGGATTAGCATATGATATGTAATGAGTGAAATTTATCAAGATATACCAACCTATGACAATGGAAACTGGACAACTACAAGTTTTGACTCCAGAGAAGACTTCGGTAACTTCATTAGGGAGTTATTTAAAGAACCAGGTAAATACAAGTTCAATGAAACTACCAATACAGTATTTATATCTGAGTCCCTTAAATTTAAAAAAAATGGAGTATACTGTACAGCTCCCTACAAATCCAGAGACTTTATAAACTATTGGGATGATCAAAAGACAAAGTGTAGAAAAGGTATAATAGTAAAAGACGGTGATGATACATGGTTTCTTGCAAGAGAATACTACATGTGGCTAAACTTTCTACCAATCTTTGACAAAGAAATTCAACAGTTTGGTTTTGCTAAAATAAGGGATGCACAGTATCATTTAGCATTATATGAACTTCTTGCAGAAATTAACTATAAACATTCTGCAATCTTAAAGAAACGTCAGATAGCATCTTCATACTACCATATGGGTAAGTTTATAAACCAACAATGGTTTGAAGCAGGGGTCACTCTTAAGATGGGAGCTAGTCTTAAAGATTATATCAATGAAAAAGGATCCTGGAAATTCTTACAAGAATATGCTGCATTCTTAAATGAACATACAGCATGGTACCGTCCAATGTCACCAGATAAAGTCATGATGTGGCAACAGAAGATTGAAGTTAGAAAAGGAGACAGAAAAGCTGAGGTAGGTCTTAAAGGAACTATACAAGGTATGTCATTTGAGAAAGATCCAACAAATGGTGTAGGGGGTCCGGTTAAATATTTCTTTCATGAGGAAGCAGGGATTGCACCTAAGATGGATCAAACATATGAGTATATGAGACCAGCCATGAGATCAGGTCTTATTACAACTGGTATGTTTATAGCAGCAGGTTCTGTGGGTGATTTATCTCAATGTCTTCCATTAAAAGATATGATTTTAAATCCAACATCTAAAGATATCTATGCTGTAGAAACAGATCTTATAGATGATAAAGGTACTGTAGGTTTGTCAGGTTTATTTATTCCTGAGCAGTGGTCTATGCCCCCGTACATAGATGAATATGGTAATTCACTTGTAGAAGAAGCAATAGATGCATTAGACAGACAGTTTAAACAATGGAAAGATGAACTTGCTCCGGAAGATTATCAATTAAGGATTTCTCAGCATCCACGGAATATTAAAGAAGCATTTGATCATAGATCAGTATCTGTATTCCCTACACATCTACTTGCTGCACAAGAAAGAAGAATTGAAGAAAAAGAATATGGTTATGAGTTTCTAGATATATCTACTGATGTAGATGGAAAACCGGTAGTTACTAAAAGTAACAAGAGACCAATAATGGATTTTCCAATAAATAAAAAGACTGAAGATAAAACAGGATGTCTTGTTGTATGGGAAAGACCAGTTAAAGATCCTACATTTGGAATGTATTATGCATCTATTGATCCCGTGGGTGAAGGTAAAACTACAACTTCTGAGTCACTATGTTCTATCTATGTAATGAAAGCTCCAGTACAAGTTACTAAACATACTGGTTCAGATACAGAAACTTACATAGAACAAGGTAAAATAGTAGCTGCTTGGTGTGGTAGATATAATGATATTAATCAAACTCATAAACAATTAGAGCTAATTATGGAGTGGTATAATGCATGGACTCTTGTAGAAAATAACATATCACTTTTTATTCAGTATATTATATCAAGAAAAAAACAAAGATACCTGGTGCCTAAAAATCAAATCATGTTTTTAAAAGATCTTGGATCAAATAACAATGTGTTTCAGGAATATGGTTGGAAAAATACAGGAACTTTATTTAAAGCACATCTACTTAGTTATGCTATAGAATATACCAAAGAGGAATTAGATCAAGAACTAAAATCTGATGGTACTGTTGTAAGAACAACCTACGGTATAGAAAGGATTCCAGACCCTATGTTGATCAAAGAGATGAGGGAATATGCAGATGGAGTCAACGTGGATAGACTAGTTTCATTTGCTGCATTAGTTGCATTTATGAGAATTCAAGAATCAAATAGAGGATTTGCAAAAAGAACTATCATGGATGATACGGCTAAAAACTTGCAAAAGTCAGAAAATTTATTTAAATTAAATAAGAGTCCATTTAGGCACATGGGTAATGGTATGAAATCAACAAGAGGAGGATTAAGAAGATCAGCATTTAAAAATATTAAATAATAAGTTATGCAAGTATACAACGCATTACAACTTAAGAAAGGGGCTAAAACAGAACAGAATAGATTGGGTAGTATTACTCAACCTTTACAGTTCTTACCTAAAAAAGACAAAACAGAAGAGTGGGCAGCTTGGAATTTAGATTGGTTAGAATGGCAAGGATTGAAACAAATCCGTAGAAATGCCAGAAGATTAATGAAGAATTACAAACTTGCAAAAGGTGTAATTGATAGAACTGACTATATCTTAGAAGAAGATAATGAATATAGAGATATAGTTGAGACACTTACAAAAGAAGATTACTCAGCTTTAGAATTAAAATTTTATCCTATCATTCCAAATGTTGTTAATGTTTTGGTAGCAGAATTTGCTAAAAGAGCTACAAGATTAACATATAGAGCAGTTGATGACTTCTCATATAATGAGATGCTTGAACAAAAAAGAGGAATGGTTGAACAAACTTTGTTAGCAGATGCTGCAACAAAGATGTTAGCAGCAATGTTAGAGCAGGGATTAGATCCAAATTCTGAAGAAGCAAAACAACAATTATCTCCAGAGAGTTTAAAGACATTACCAGAAATAGAACAGTTTTTCAAAAAAGATTATCGGTCCATGGTAGAACAATGGGCTGAACACCAACATAAAGTTGATGTTGAGAGATTTAGAATGGATGAACTGGAAGAAAGAGCTTTTAGAGATATGTTAATTACTGATAGAGAGTATTGGCATTTCAGAATGATGGAGGATGACTATGAAGTAGAACTATGGAATCCTGTACTTACATTCTACCATAAGTCTCCGGATGTAAGATATACATCTCAAGGTAACTGGGTTGGTAAAACTGATATGTTTACTGTATCTGATGTCATTGATAAATTTGGACATTTACTTACTGACGAACAACATAGAGCTCTTGAATCTGTATATCCTATTAGATCTGCAGGTTATAATATTGGTGGTCTTCAAAATGATGGTAGTTTCTATGATGGTACTAAGTCCCATGACTGGAACGTAAACATGCCATCACTTGCCTACAGACAGTATACATCATTTATGTCAGGAAATGTACTTGATGGATCGGATGTCATTACTCAGTTAATATCAGAAGGAGAAGATTACTATGATCAAGGTACAGCATATTTATTAAGAGTTACTACTGCTTATTGGAAGTCTCAGAGAAAGGTAGGTCATTTAACAAAAATTACAGAAGAAGGAGAAGTAACTAATGAGATTGTTACAGAAGATTATTCTATAACAGATAAGCCTATCTATGATACAAGACTTTTTAAAAATAAAAATAAAGACAATCTATTATTTGGAGAACATATAGACTGGATTTGGATTAATGAAGTTTGGGGTGGTGTAAAGATTGGACCAAATGTACCTTCATTCTGGGGTATGAATAATCCAGGAGGATTTTCTCCTATCTACATTGGAGTAGATAGAAATCATATTGGACCACTTAAGTTTCAGTTTAAAGGTGATTCAACACTTTATGGTTGTAAACTTCCTGTAGAAGGATCTGTATTCTCAGACAGAAATACAAAGTCTACAGCACTTATTGACTTAATGAAACCATACCAGATTGGATATAATATTGTCAATAATCAGATTGCAGATATTCTTGTAGATGAACTTGGTACTGTAATTTTGCTAGATCAGAATGCATTACCTAGACACTCAATGGGTGAAGACTGGGGTAAGAATAACTTATCTAAAGCATATGTAGCAATGAAGAACTTCCAAATGTTACCATTGGATACTTCTATTACAAATACTGAGAATGCATTAAACTTCCAACATTTTCAAAAACTTGATCTAGAGCAGACTAATAGACTTATGTCTAGAATTCAACTTGCTAATTATTTTAAGTCTCAAGCATATGAAGTAATTGGTGTTAATCCTCAAAGGATGGGACAACAGTTATCTCAAACTACTGCTACCGGAGTAGAACAAGCTATGGCAGCATCATATGCTCAGACAGAAATATTCTTTATACAACACTGTGATTACTTGATGCCAAGAGTACATCAAATGAGAACAGACCTAGCACAATTTTATCATTCTACAAAACCATCAGCAAGATTAACTTATATTACTTCTGCTGATGAGAAAGTTAACTTTGAAATAAACGGTACAGACTTATTACTTAGAGATCTAAATATTTCTATTAGTACTAATGCTAATCATAGAGCTGTTCTAGAACAGTTAAAACAAATGGCTGTGCAGAATAATACTACTGGAGCCTCTATCTATGATCTTGGTAAAGTTGTTCAGTCAGATTCAATTGCTGCTCTTAATACTGTTCTTAAAGCTTCTGAACAAAAACAACAGGAGATGAAACAACAAGAAATGCAGCAACAACAACAAATGCAAGAACAACAAATGCAGTCTCAACAGCAAATTGAACAAATGAAGATTGATGCCACTGCAGCAGAGAAAGAAAAAGATAGACAAAGGGATATACTAGTTGCAGAAATTAGAGCATCTGGTTACGGAGCTATGGCAGATGTTAATCAAAATCAAATGTCTGACTATGCTGATGCAATGAAAGAAATAAGAGAGACTGAACAATATCAAGAACAGACGGGTCTTCAAAGAGAAAAAGAAACAAATAGAATGACAATTGAAAATCAAAAAACTCAATTGGAAAGAGAAAGACTTCAGACTGATAGAGAGATTGCAGATAAACAATTACAAATTGCACAGGAAAACAAAAATAAATATGATGTAAATACAAAGAAAGAAAAGTAAGTTAGCCATATATTACAAACTTTTTTTCTAAGCTATTTAAATTTTTAAAATTTATTTTGTATATTATAGTATAACAAAAAACCAACAGAATGGAAACAACCAACACAAAACCTGAAGATCAGGTACAAGATTCTACAACGGTAGAACAAGTAGATGTTAATATTGATGAAATCTTTGGAATGCCGGGAGCAGAAAATGTAATGCTTCCAACAGATGATGATAAACCTAAGTCTGTATTTTCTGGAGAAAAGAAAGTTGATACATCGTTCTTTGACAAACCATCTGGATCTACAAAAGATGCTGATGATGAAACTAAAGTTGTTGAGATTGAAGAAACAATCAATGAGCTTAATGAACTTATTACTCAAGAAGAAGATGCAGGTAATAAGGGAAGACCAAAATTAGATAAGTCTGGTCTTTATGATTTAGCTACTAAAATGATTGAAGAAGGTAGTCTTATTCCTTTTGAAGATGATAAACCTCTAGAGGATTATACTACTAAAGACTTTAGAGAATTATTTGAAGCAAACTTTGCAGAAAGAGAAAATGAAATAAGAAGAAATACTCCTAGAGAATTTTTTGAAGCACTACCAGAAGAACTTCAAGTAGCTGCTAAGTATGTTGCTGATGGAGGACAAGATCTTAAAGGTTTATTTAGAACCTTGGCTCATGTAGAAGAAATGAGACAACTTGATCCATCAGATGAGTATGATCAAGCAGAAATTGCAAGACAGTACTTACATGCTACACAGTTTGGTACTCCTGAAGAAATTGAAGAAGAAATCAGAGACTGGAAAGATTTAAATAGATTAGAACAAAAAGCTAATCAATTTAAACCTAAGTTGGATGCAATGCAAGCTGAGATTATAGAACAACAACTTGCAGAACAAGAACAGAAGAAACAACAACAAGCAAATCAAGCTAAAGCATACCAAGAAAATGTATATAACACATTAGCAACCGGTGCAATTGGTGGAATTAAACTTGATAAGAAAGTTCAAGGTCTTTTATTCTCTGGATTAGTACAACCAAATTATCCGTCTATTTCAGGAAAACCAACTAACCTTCTTGGACATTTGCTAGAGAAGTATCAATTTGTAGAACCAAGACATGATCTTATTGCAGAAGCACTTTGGTTACTTGCAGATCCAAATGGATACAAAACTAGAGTAAGAGACCAAGGATCTAGACAAGCTACAGAGAAGGTAGTAAAACAATTAAAAACAGAACAGTCAAGAAAACTTGCTTCTTCTGTAACAGAACAATATGAAACAGAACAAAGAAAACCATCTTCTACATCACAACCTAGAAAACTTTCTAAGGGGAATAATATGTTTAGAAGATTTTAATAAATAGTAACAATTTAAATAACAAATAAACAATGGCAACTCCAGTTTTAAACAATGGTATATTCCTCCGGGATACCGCCTATCAAGCAAGTTCCCATGTGGATTCCTACCACTTGGTTAACATGCTGAAAGATGCTGAACCTATGGATTTAGGTCCAGTAGACCTTTGGGCTATGGCTCAGAAAGTTGAAATGCCACTTTATCAAATGTCTTCATTTGGTGGCAAGAATGTAATTATGGTTGACAATGCTCGTGGAGAGTATAGATGGCAGACTCCTGTATCTGTAGATCTTCCTTACATTGTTGAGGATATTGAACCAAATACTGCATTCAAAGGTACAGACGGTTCTACATTCAGAATTAAATTGAACAGACGTGAATTTGGACATGGTGATATAATCACTTATGACAAATATAACGGAGTTGAGATGTACATTACTGATGAGGATATTCTTCCTGTAGGTGATGGTTTTGTCTACACTGTTCAGTTAGTGAACAATGATAACTACAAGTATCTTGATTCAAAGTATTTGACTAATGGTACTAAAGTTTTCAGAAAAGGTTCTGCTCGTGGTGAGTATGGAGAAAGATTCTCTGACATTACTACAAGAACTGGTTTCCGTGAATTCTACAACTTTGTTGGAGGTGCTGAAGCTCACGTACATTATTCTATCTCATCTCGTGCAGACTTGATGATCAAAGGTGGTATGAATGCAGATGGTACAGTTCCAGTAACTGAGATCTGGAGAAACTTTGGTGCAACTAATGATCCTTCTGTAACTTCATTGGAAGACATGATCAAAGTTATGGGTAAAGATAAAGTTAAGAGAGCATTTGATAATGGTGATCTTTCTAGAACTTTCTTAACTCAAATGGAAGCTGCCCACTTGACTAAAGTTGCTACTGACATTGAGACTTACTTAATGTGGGGACAAGGAGGTAGAGTACGTCAAGATGGTCCAGATGATATCAGATTGTCTGTCGGTCTTTGGAGACAGTTGGATAACTCATTCAAAAGAGTATACAACAAGAATAACTTTACATTGGATTTGTTCCGTGGAGAAATCTACAACTTCTTCAATGGTAAGGTTGAGTTCCAAGGTCCAGATCCAAAAAGATCTCTA